CTTGAGCACGAGCTAAATTTAATGCAGCTTGGGCATCTTTTAATTTATCTCCTGATAATCCTTTTAGAGCAGCTTGATCTGTTAAAGTAGTGGCTAATTCTTCACGTTGCATTCCTACTGCTTTAGCAGCTGCTTCTTGTTGAATGCGATTCATTTTTCCAAACTCAGCTACACTTCCAAAGTTTTTAGCTATTTCTCTAGACAAACCTGCCATATCGTTGTTTAAGGCATATAAACGAGCTTGTTCTAAATTTATTTGTTTACCAGTTATTAATTCAGCTGACAATTCATTAGTAATTGATGATTCAAAGTCTAATAATGAGCCTGCTATCTTGTCAACTTGTTCTAAACTCATTCCTAATGACTTAGCTTGCGCTGCTGCTTCACCTAATTTTTTTCCACTTCCACCTAATGAAAGTTTAATTGCGTCTGATGCTTTTGCAACATCTCGCATTATGTCTTTTTCGTTTAGTAAAACTTTATTGTTTAAACCAGTAAGTTTAGCTGAGTATAGTATGTTTTTAGCGTTTTTCTCTAAGTTTCCTCCTGTTGCTAAAGTGGTTTTTTGTATTCCTAATAATTCTTCATTAGTAAATCCAGCTTGTTCTCTAAGTTTGGTAAAGGTAACTAAGTCTTTTTCATTTAACATAGCATTAGAACCTAACGCTTGACCTACTGCCATCATTGATTCTTGTAGTGCCCTTGTGTTTAAAGCAACATCACCAGATAAATTACCCATTTGAGTAAGTTCTTCCCTTACACTCATGGCTTCATCATATGTCATGTTGAAACCTTTAGCTAAGTCTCCTGCTCCTTTATCTGCTCCTTGAAGTGCTTCTAATATCAATTTAAATGCTATAACACCTAAAGCTGCGGGATCTGTTAAAACATCTTTTATAACTCCTTTCATTTTACTAAAAGTCATTCTTAAAGCTTCAGCTCTAGAAACAGGTTCTTTACCTTCTAATTTTCTTGCTTCATTTATAGTTTTTATTTCTTCTTCAACATCATCTAATACAGATGACATACCTGGTAAGTCTCCTAAGAAAGGAATTTTACTCATACCTTTCATTAAAGCTCCCGATATTCCTAATGCTTTTTCAACTTGTTTTAATTTATCTGCTTCATCTTTTCGTAATACATTTTGTTTTTCTAATTCTTCTCGTTGTTTTTGAGTATATAATAAAGTTCTGGCTGCTTGGGACATAGATTTAGTATGGAGACTTAAACCTCTTTCTTTCTGAGATATTTCGGTTTGTAATCGTTTAATTAAATCTTTATCTTGAAGAGAAAAATTTTTAGCTTTTTCCTCATCAAGGAGTTTTATTTTTTTATTAATAGTACTGATGTTTTTATTAGAGTACTCTAATCTTTTTTTATCATCATTACTTAATTGGCTAGATAAACTTAATTCTTGGACTGACGCTTGATGTATTAATTTTTTATTTTTTAGAATTTGTTTTTGTACGTCTGAGGATTTATCGTATATACCTTTTTGTTCATATATAGATTTATTTATTTTTTTATTTATGTCTAATATATTATTATCATGTACAGAAGTTCTAGATCGGACGCCCATAATTTCCTTTAAAGATTCTAAATATGATGTAGAAAGGCTGTATCCCTCAGCTTGTAGTTCAAGCTGTTTTCTGTAAAGATCATTCTGCTGTTGAAGTAATCTTATTTGTTCAGGTGTTAAATTGCTAGGATTAGTTGCCATTCTATAAAATGTTTATTTGTTATAAATATTAACTATTTATACTTTGTTTGAGGTTTACTTTTGGCTCCTGGAGTGATTTTTTGAGGTACATTTTGTTTCCAATTTTCACGATTGACTGTGCCATCAGAATTTACCAATGTTGAATTGTTGGAACCTTTACCAGAAGCATTTTCAGATGCTTCATTTTCTTTTTGATAAAATTCGTTGATTTTGTTGAAGGTAAAAAGACGCAGCCAGCGAGGCATGTTGTAAATGGTATTCCAATCATATCCACCCTTACCATGAAATACTATTTCATGGATTTGGGTAAATAGATTAGCGCGGGCGATAGGAGCATTTTCTGGTGTTATACCAAACATATTTAACCCTAAGGGTATTTTGATTTCGGTAGGTTTCATACTTCTTTATTAATAAATTTAAAAGTATATCCTTTAGCATTTTTACGTATTCCCTTACAAACCCTCCAAATGAAAGTATGGCTTATATTCATCTCCTCAGAAACATATTTGATGTTTTTAAATATTTTATTAGTTTCTATACATAATATGCGTGTAGATTTTGAACTTATTTTATCTTTTATTTCTTGAGTTAATTTGTACCCTAACTTATACTGTTTACCTAAATGAGACTTACTCATTTTATTTTTAGTATTTTGAGTACGTTTTTGTCCTAATCTAGATTTACTCATTTTAAGTTTAGTTTCTTCACTACATGCCCCACTTCCGTTTCCTAATCTACAATTTAAACCTTTTTCTTCTAATACTTTATAAAATATACCCCAATGTATTTCTCTTTCGTTTAGTTGTTCTAAAGAACATTCTTCAATTATTTCAAAGATATGATTTTGAGGACCATATTTTTTAAGAGATCTAAGTATCCTAGGTTGGTCAGCACAGTCCTCTCTCATGTATTTATTCCATCTTAAATATATGTTAGATGATTGCCCTATATAAATTTTTTTTGTAGGTGAAGTGATCTTATATATTCCTATGATAGGAATATTTTTTGTAGTATTTATCATCGTAATGTTTATTATATATCGATTATAAATATTGCAAAAATTTGGCTTCTCTTATGAGAAGCCATTTTTTATTAAAAATCAGGCCAGAAGAAACGAATTGATACGGGGATATCTGCAGTACTGCCATTTTCAGTAGTAAAAACTAAATTTATATCTGGTTGAGTTTCTTTAATATGTTTTCTTAGCTCTCTTGAATCTCGAGCTAACAAGTATTTGTCAACAAACTCTCGAATTGCTTTTTGTTCTCGTTCTCCGTTTACTGATGTAATCATGTACTTGAGTCGAGTTGAAAGTTCAGGAGAAGCGTTTTTATTTATTTTTTTAAGGCTGTCTAATTCTGCTTGTATCTTTTGTTCATCCCCATGAGTTAATATTTTATAGGTGATGTTTACGCCAGTAGATGGTAAAGTAAAGTCAAATTCATTGACACCTTTATTTTTTATTTCGAATGGTTTGTTTTCAATTGTTGACAAGTCTACTGTGTGTTCTGTTCCGTCGTATTCAAATGAATAGTCTTTACCATATCCTAAAATGCGAGCAGCAACCATAATTGCATTTTTGTCGCCTACAATTAAGTCATTGTAGTTGATTTTAGACACAATTAAAGCTTGCATTACTTTGTCTAACACAATGCCTTTTTGAATGTAAGACTGATTGGTTAAAATGTCTTCTTCTTTAGCGGTCATGTATTTCATTGTAATTTTACCACTTGACAAAGCGTTGTCTTCAGGATAAATTAAGCCTTTTGAAGGCAATTCAATTTCTTCTGTTGGGAAGTCATATTTGACCTCATTGGTTGTGTTTTCCATAGATTTTATTTAATGTAACTTATTGTTCGGGTATAAATATACAAACAAAAAATAAACTCACCAAGTTTAAGTGAGTTCTTTTTTAAGTGTTTCTATTATTTGTTGTGGGTTAGTGTTAATGTTAGTTTCCCAAAATCTAAGTAATTTAAAACCGTTGTCTTTAGCCCATTGGTTTTTCTTTTTATCATTAATTATATTTATATTTTGAGTTTTACATTCAGGTAAAGCATATTTAGTATCTGGATTGCAATGATAAAAATCTCCGTCTACTTCTATTATAGTATTTTTCAAGGGTATGTAAAAATCATAAAAGGCTTTTATAGGCTTAGCATAATACCATTGTATGTATTTAACATTTAAATCATCTAATATTAAAGCAAATTCTTTTTCTAATTTAGAAGTATGTTTTTGTTGTGTTTTTAATATTCTATTCATAGCAGAATCACTCATTTTATCTTTAGTTTTTTCTGAGTGTTTTCTTCCTATGCCAAATCCTTTTGGCTTTGGTTTAGGAATACCTTTAGCGCCTTTAGATATATTTTTACCTAACTCAGGATTTTTTCTATTTTCTCTTATAGCATTTAACACGTGATCATATTCACCTGATGTAAATTTAGCTTTACGTGTTGCTTTAATTTTTTCTACTCTTTTTGGATTTTTAGGATCTCCAAAATAATTTTTATTCACTCTGGTTTGATGACCTCGTTTAAATTTTCCAAAATCTTTTGTTCCATGATCATAAACTGTTTTTTCTTTACAACCACATCCACATATTGGATGTATTCCGTTGTACTTTTCTTGAATTAATTTTTCCGCGTTTTTCATAATATTAGATAAAAATGTCCGATAATAAATATCGGACATTCTTGCAAGATTGTGGAGTGGATAATAGTATCTTGACCTAAAAATTGAGAATGCAATAATCCATGTCTAACGACACAGTTAATTCTTGAGCTGCACTTTCATCATCCCAACTGTAGTCTCCAAATTTAGCTGCTGTAATAAATGCTCCTTTGATAATCCATTCAGACACGATGTCTCCGACTGGTCCTAAAACGTTGATTGTTACGTCTTTTTTGTAAAAATCAGAGTAACCATCTCTACCTGTAACAGATTCATGATGTAAACGTACCCATTCCATTACTGCTTGAGCTCCTGAAGGTGTAATAGGATCAAACAATGTCATTTCAATTGGGTCCCATTTTGCTTTGCCTTTAATTTTACGATAAACGTTAATGTGATTTAATTGAATTGATTCCATTGTTACTCCTACAGCCCCAATCTTTTTTATTGTATATGATGGCAATCCATCAACATACATGATAAAGCGATTTTTTAATTTAGGTTCGAATGCTGTGAAAAATATTTCGTTAGGTGATAGTACTGCCATTTTATTTTATTTTATTTTATTTTATTATACATATTATGTTTTTAAAAATCTTCCTTTATTTTAAAAAAGAAAATTTATTTTTTTGTTATGACGGAAATGTTACTCCAGTTGGTGTTACGTTAAAGTCTAAGTAAATGAATTCTGCTGTTTTAGTTGGTTGTAAATAAATTTGACCTACTAACTCATTTCTGTCAATTACATCAGCATTATTGTTTACTTCATTCATAATTACTTTATAAGCATACAATCCTTGTCTTTGTTGAACACTTGTTAAGTATGGATTTACTTGACTTAAAAATTGATTTCTAGTAGCAATTGAATTTTGTTCAAACACTAAAGTATTTGACACTTGAGAAATGTATGATTTTAAAGTAATCAATAAGCGTCTTACATTTACTCTGTCTAAAGCACTAGCTCTAGTTTGCAATGTTTTTTGACCATACACTACAACACCTGTTCCAGGAAATGTAGTAATTGGATTTATTTTTCCTGTGTATAAAGTGTCACGATTTGCTTGAGACAATCTTTGTTCTGCTCTAATTACTTGAGACAATCCACCTCTACTTATTCCTGCAGGTGCAAACCAAGGTTCAGACACTGAGTCGTTGTAAGCGTAAACACCTGCAATCACTGTTGATGCTGGCACCCAAGCTAAGTTTCCTGTTCCTGGATCTATAATTTGACACCATGGCCAATATTCTGCGGCATATGAAGTATTTCTTGTTGCAGCCGCTTGTACTACTGCTGACACTGGTTGACCATATGCTTCTGGGTCTAATATAAAAATATTGTCTCCTCTGTTTTGAGTATTTGTTATAATTGTAGATATTTTACTTGTAAAAGTTCCTTTATCATACAATCCTGGAGTTAATAATATGTTGAATTGATAATCATCTTTGTTAGATAAAAGACTAATCATGTTATCATAATTATCTGCTACTAATCCTTGTGAATTTGTAGCTTCATTAATTTTATCATAAAATAAAGCTCCACCTTTGATAGAACCTAATGCGCCACCAAATGAACCAGATGAAGCTACAGGTAATGAACCTGTGTATATATTTTTTGCAACTCCATTATTGTCAAAATAATTAGGAGTAGTAAAATTTACTGATTGTACAAAAATGTAATTTGATCTATTAGCATATGAACCACTAATTTCCATCTGAACATTAGTTGGGTTGTAATTTTCAACTTGATCACCAATTACACGTGCAATATAATTTCCAGACAATGGATCTAATGATAAACCGGTCCATGTTTCTAATAATGTAGGAGTAAGTGTATTATCATCTCCTCTTCTAACTAATAAATCAAATGTTCCAGATCCTGAGTTTGAATTTGTGATTTGCCATCTTACATTATCTGATGAGCCACTAGCTAAAGAACCACTAGTTTCTGTAGAAGTACTATTCATAATAGTACCTTTAGAAAAAGTAGATAAAATAAATGGTGAAGGACCACCTGTTGTTGGACCACCTGATCCTGTTGGAATTAATGAACTTACAGCTCTAGTATAATCAGCTGAACTACTTACTACTCTTGCTACTAACAATGAAGTTCCACCATTAATAAAATAGTTGTAAGCTGCAATTGATGTAAAGTAAGAGTAAGTTTGACTATCATTAGTACTTCCACTTACAAAAGTTGTGCCAAATAATGTTGTAAATTCACTGTAAGTAGTGACTATTGTTGGAACTTCAACTGGACCCTTTACTGTAGGTCCTATAATTGCTGCTCCTACGATAACTGGTCTTTTTGATACAAAAGAGGAGTCATTTTCTCTTGCTAGAACGCCAGGTGATATTAAAGTTTCTGCCATTGTTTATTGTGTTTAATTTTATTATAAATATGGTAAAACCCTCTAAAAATATTAAGTACTTACAAATTCCCCTTTTTCAAGGTTGATTGAACCGTCGCCGTATTTTTTCTGTAGGATTTCTCCTACTGTAATTTCTTCTTGGCGCAACTTCTTTAATTCACCTATTAAATATTCTTTTTGTAAATTTAATTCTTGAATTCTTAATTCAATTGTTCCAAAATGTTCTGTTATTTGAGAACGTTTTTCTTGAATTGTTTTTAGTTGTGTAATTTCTTCTTGTGTTAAAACTTTTGTGGTCATAGATTTTATTTTTTATTGTTAATTATCCTTGAGCAAATAAACCATCTTTATAATCTTGTGTGTAATCTGTCCAAGAGTTTGTTGATGAGTTGTACGCTTGAAATTGGTTTATTTCAATGTATCCTTCAAAACCATAATCTGTGTTAATGAAAGTTCCTCCTATAGCATACATTGTTCTACCTGTTAAGGCACTGTAAAATGATGATGAGTTGTTGTAAACATATTGCCATCCAGCATCTCTTATTATTGAAGTAGCCGCTATTATATTTTCACTAACTGAACCACTAAATGAGGCAGAATGTGGATAAATTATGTCTGCTAGTTTCCACAATTCATAATTTTCATTATTGTATGGAGCATTTGTTATATCTGGAGTATTTGGGTCAGTTGTAACTAATCCTACTGCTCCGTGAACTGCTCCACAGTTTGTACTAGGTGTGAGATTTATTAAGTTAGCTTCTTGTCCTTTACGATATTGATATCCTGCTTCTCCATCTTCTGTAACTCCAATGTGTGGAGTACAAGATATAAGTAATGAACCAGTGTCTGTAATATGACTTGCAAATGCTCCAAATCCTATACTTCCTACAAATGGATATCCTGCTAATCCTCCTGCCATAAATGGTCCTAAAAATGAATTCATTGCTACAGGAAACTGTCCTAAATTACCATTAACTGTGAAAGCATCTACGTCATCAGAACATATTCCTACAGCATATAAAACTTGATAAGGATCAAATCCGCTTTTTTGTTTAATGTAATTTACAGTATATGTGCCCCAAGTTTCTACTAAAGATGCACTTGAATAAATTCCTCTTACAGTCGTAGTGTAAGCAGATTGAGAAGGATGTGATGCAGGTGTTGCCATTTGTATTGTATTTCCGTTTCTGTATAATGCTCCAACAGGTATCCCTGCTTCAAGAGCTAAATTGTTACTTGCATAATTTGATAGTAAAACATTAGGTAATATAACACTTCCTGATATAGTTTGATCACCAACAAATGTATTTGAACCTGACAGCATTCCTAAACTGTCAATGTTACTTTGAATAACCTGTCTTACTCTTGACGCAGTATTTTGCTTGTTTAAAGCATCAGTAATGTTACTGTTTAAAAGTGCTGTAAGTTGATCTTTTGTTTGTGCCATTTTTATTTTGTAAATGTTATCATGTATAAATATTAACCAAATGAGTTATCAAATGAATCATTGAAAGATCCATATGTTGCAGGATAAACACGTCCTGCTCCACCATCTCCCATTATTTGTTCTGTTACTGTAATTTTGATTACGTCTGATATTTTCTTTAATGCTGTTAAATCTTTTTGCGGCACATCTGGAATTATGTATCCATTTAATTTTATGTTAAAAGTACTACTTACTGTTCTTTCTTCTTTTTCTGATATTTCTGCTTTAATAGCAAACGAATCAATCATCGCTCTAAACTGAAACTTTGAAGGATCACCCCAATATGAATCAGACGCATATTCAATTGATTCTACAATTTTATTTAATTGATCCATATAATAAGTGTTAACAGCACAGCTGTAAGTTACAGTTATATAATCAGGAACTATTACCGCATAATTTACTTTTTGAGGAATAACATTGTTTAACACATTAAAATTATCATAAGCGTTTTTACTGCTGTATTTTTTTCTATGAATTGAAATGTTGTTTGGATTGTTAGCGTCTAACTTGTTTGCTATAGTTCTTATTTTAGTAATGTCATCTCTTTTAATCATAATAAGAGGCATCATAATTCTCCCGTTTAAGTCTCTATAATATCCATCTTTTTGAAATGATTTCCACTTTTCAGGTGAACCATATATAATAGGCACTTCTAATCTTTCTCCGTTTTGTATTACAAAAGGTTTAATTACTTTTTGAAAGTAGTAAAATATAGACTCATCTATGTCTTGAATGCCTATAGAGAAAGGTTTAACAGTGTCTCCTTTAAAAGAAATTTGTTTACCTCTATTTATTTCATTTGTAAAGTTGGGATTTCCTGTCTCTTCATTAAAGGGAGTTTGTTGAGAAATACTAATTTCTCTTTGTGTTTTTGGTATTGGTTTTCTTCCTTTAGTTGCCATTAAGTGTCTTACTCATTTATTATAAATATTACAATCTTGACTTAAGAATTCCTAGCTTATCACTTGGAACATAATGACATTCACAAGTTACACCGATATTGTAACCAAACTGATCAAGATTAGAATTTAAAGGATTTGGAGAGTAAGGATAATCAGGATCTTTACCTGCAAAGAATTGAGTTGTATTTGTGTTGTCTACTTCCCAGTAACTTTCTTGATATAATATAATGTCTCCTACTTCAGGATGTACATCAGCATCTACTAAATCATCTCTTAAAAAAGCAAATGACATTGGCCAATCAAAATTTACGCCTAATTCACTTGTAGGACTAGTATTGTCTCCTATTGTAATAAGAGCATTTAATAAAACTGGATTGTTGTAAATTCTTCCTTTTGACGCTTCTCCATATATGTTAGTAATAGTATCTTTTAACTTATACTTATAGAAAGCACATTCTTGGGAAATAATATTTCCTATTAACTCTCTATTCATTTTACGAATAAAAGAAACATCCCTACTAGAACCAAATAATGCCATAATTTTAACCTATAAAAATAGTCATTGGTGACTTTCCTAATTCAATCATTGTAGAGTCACTTTCTGCTTGTCTTCTTGTTAGTAAAGATTGACGTGAAGTTTCATCTAAATATACTCTTAATCTTTCTATTAATGCTGTTTTTTCTGTTGTTGCTGATGAAATTAAATCTGATTGATTTAGTGTAATTTCTTTACCAGGAATAGGCACTTGAGTGTATTTTCCTCTAACATATCCTAACATTTCTTTACATAAAGATAGTGTATATTCAAATATCCATTGTCTGCCTATAGAATTAATTTGAGTGTAAGTTGGATTAGAATATCCTGCGTTAGAAACGTTTGTAATTGCTCCTTGGTTAGAGGAAATTATGCTGTTTATTCTGTCATCTATTTTAAGATATTGAAACCATATTTTATTTCCATCATTGTTTGGTATAGGAAATATTCTTAAGTTATTATTTATAAGTTCAAACGAATAGTCAGATAATGCTACTTGATTTTGCATTTCTATTGCTTGAGTAGTTTGAATCAATAAACTTGTAGGATACATAAGAAAACCTGTTGAACCCATTAGTCCATAAGTTCCTACTGCTGGCACTCCTCCTAATCCTGCAAATATATTTGAGCTGCCCATTTGATTAACAGCAGGTACAGGTTGATAAAATACTCTTTTTATTTCTATTCCTCCTGTTATACTATTATCTACAGCCCATTGTTTTAAATCATAGTCTTGTAGTGAAGCAGTTGTAGTCACTGAACCACTGTAGTAATTTACATTTCCTCCTACTCCTGCTTCTACAGCATATTGTTGACTAATTTTAATTACATTTGCTAAACTTGGTGTTATAATAGCATGGTTAATATTTGACGCAGTTGATGCTCCTACTATGTTTAACATGTTGTCTCTTAAGTTATAAGCATACAATTCATTTCCATATGTTGTAACTGCTTCTTCAAAAGCTGTGTAAAAGTTTAAGTCTTGTAACTCTACTTCCATAATAGGATAACCTAATCTACGAGCGCAAAAAGTAGTTACTTTATCTGCGTCTGTTTGAAATTGATAGTCATTATCATAAAATCCAAAAGGTGTGTTTCCTGGAAAAAAAGATGATGAACCAGGGTAAATAGGAATGTTCATGAATTTATGTATTTGTTATAAATATTAAAAAAAAATGAATATTCAAGATATGTTAAAAAGAAACTACAATCATATATTATAAGTATGTTAACTTTTTGTAAAATAGCTGCTTTATGTGAATAAGCTCAATTTCCATGCATTCTTCATTTTATGCGTTTCTATATTGTAAGATTGCGTTCATGTTAGTATAACTATTGACTGCAGTTGTTGCTGAAGTGATTACTCCTATCGCATACATCCCTGCCGCAGGGATAGCAAAGTCCGTTCCTTGTTTGTTTGTGAGTGTGTTCAATGCAGGTGTAACGAACTGAGCTGGCTGACTTCCACTTATCACAGTTCCAATAGTCCACGTAATTGTTGCTGGACCGCCTCCATTCCTTGTAATCGGATATAGTCCGAATGTGAACGAACAACCAGGAGCAGTGTTGTTGGTAGATATTGTTGCTGATATTCTTAACTTAGTTGTAACTCCATTGACTGTTGGATAGTCAGTAGGATTCAAGTACATGATTGCTCCGAGCTGACTTACTGTTTGATTCCAACCATTTGCGCTTGTATCACTCCGAAAGTAAGTATTTGCTACGAATGCCGCTGTGAGATGTCCTTGCGTTTGTTGAATCAAGTAATACTGTGCGTTCTTAGATACGAATGCAGCATCGACATACGCTTCCGTTGTCTTAGCGTTGAACGTACTCCAATCCGTTGAAGTCAAGTAACCATCCACACTTGTTGTTGCTGCAGGTATGCTGATAGATGGTGTTGCGCCACCGCTTGACACTATTGGAGTTGTACCTGTTACGCTTGTTACTGCATTGCTAGCACTTTGAGCTAATGTTACATAGCTAGCTGTTGTTGAAAAAGATGAACTTACTGCTTGTGAAGCAGTACCTAATAAAGATCCTGTTATGCTAGGAATATTTGCACTTCCTGTTACTTCTAAACTTCCACTTATTATTGTTCTGCCAATTAATGTTTGAACATCGTTAGTAGCATCTCCTAATTGATTTGATCCGCTTGAATATATTATTGAAGATGATTCATAAGCTACATTTAAGTATGTTATTGATGCTGTTCCATTTAATGTTAAGTTGCCATTAAATGTTAAGTCCTGATTTAATGTGTTTAAGTAAGATGATGTACTACTATAACTAGCAGATAATGCTTGTAAAGCGTAACTTGCTGTTGCAGCATATGAAGCACTTACTACTGATCCTCCATAATATGAAGCAGTAGTTGTAAATGAGCTACTTACAGCTTGTAAAACATAAGATGCTGTGTTAGATGTTTGAGCTAAAGTAGCATATGATGCACTTACAGCTTGTAAAACGTAAGATGCTGTAGTTGCTGTTCCTAATAATGAACCTGTAAATGAAGTTGCTGTTAAGCTGCCTTGTTGTATGGTTGAGCCAGATATGTTTAAAGACCCTGTTATTATTTGATTTCCTAAAAATACATTAGATCCAGTAGTTGCGAATGAACTTGTGTTAATAGTTGTTCCATCACTATTCAGAGCATATGATGCAGTTAAGGCATATGAAGCACTTACAACACTTCCACCATAGTATGAAGCAGTATTTGCATTTTGTGACATACTTGAACTAACAGCATAACTAGAGCTTAATATATTATCGTTACTAGTTAACATATTAAATCCATTTAATGTACTTGAACCAGTAATGTTTACTGAACCTGTAAATTGAGCTGGACCTATGTTTTTAAATGTGTTAGATCCACTTATAGTAAATGAACCTGTTATTTCTATACTACTTGTAGTATTCCATGTTGTTCCACTTACATAAGAAAATGGAGTTGATGAACCATTTGTGCCATTAATTCCTGCTAGGCCTATAGGTCCTGTTAACACTTGAACTACTGAGGTTATTGGTTGGGTAACATCAACATTAGTACAACAGTTATTGTCTACTACTGTTATACTTTTGTTGTTGTCTAATAAGACAACCTGATTGTTGTCAGGGATTATGTTAATTGGTCCTACATTATTTGACATTAGCGAGTAACGTTAAGTGACAATTTTACTTGACCTTCTAAAATTCTTGACACAAAACTTCCTGACGCAATTTCTAAGTCGTACACTCCTGTGTCAAAACTTAACAGTGAAGATGATGCCGCTGAAATGTATATTCCTATTGAACCAGATGTTGGAGGAGTAGTTCCGTTTGAACCGCTAAAGTTTAAACCAGTTCCGTCTACATTTAATGAACTGCTTAAAGTAATGTAAGCTGTAGATGAAGCTACTGAAGGACGAATTTGCATTTTTCCACTATAATTTGTAAGATCAATAGGATTTCCACTTGAATCAGCATATTGAAGTTCTAAATTTAATGTTGATCCTTGTTCTATTGTAAAAGAGTATCTACCTGCTGCCATTATGTATAAGTTGTTTATTATAAATATTGACTAATCTTTAAACTCATTATATGTTTTAAATATGTCTTCTTTTATTAGAATGTCCTTTTACATATTCTCTAAAATATGAATCTTTATTTCTATCATTATCTTTACCATTAGGTAAAAAAGTTACACGTTGACCACATCCACATTTACATGTAGGAACATCCGTTTCTAATACATGTTGTGTTATGTAATCATGTTTTGTTAATTCAGGATGAATTTTTGTTAAATGATACATTAAATGTTGATGACTCTTAACTTTTACATTACATATTTTACATGTTGTTGTAGATTTTTCAATTTTAATATTATATGTTAAGTTTTTAGGTCTAAATTCTCCATATTTAATAATGTATTCTTCTGTCTTAATATTATGGACCCATTTAAGATGCATAGACATTGAACGTATTGTTTCATTTGAACTACATATTTTACAGGTTGTTGTAGATTTTTTATCTCTAGATGATTTTAATGAAAATTCATCTCCTTCAAATCTCCAAACAAATCCACCTGCTGTTTTAGTTTTTTTTAGACAACAATTAACTAACGCATCATAGTGTGTTATATTAGAAGCATCTTTAACATTATCAAATGTACATATCAATTCTCCTTTTAATGTATATTGGTTTATTTTTTTATTATATTTTTTTTTCATTCTGATAATTTATTTAACATATCGAGTATAAATATATAAAAAAAAGAAGAGATGCCTAATTTAGACATCTCTTTCTTTAATCTATTGTTATTTTAATACTATAGAGTATTCAAACCACTTACGTAGATTTTACCATAAAATTCTGGTCTTAACATCTTCTTAGCGTAACGAGTCATTAAACCTTTACGTGGAGTGAAGGTAGATGGATCGTAAACTAATGGAGTCATGATCAATGGAATATATGGAGCAAAAACAGCACCTGTTTCTAGGAATTGTTTACCTCTGAATCCCATCAAAATAACGTTTTCAGTCATGTATGGATTTTTATACACTGTGTAACGGTTGTTGATAGCACCAACTTTTTGTACGCCCATTGCGTATTCCATGTTGGCAGCATCTCCGTTTGTGTTAGCAGCAAATCCTGGAATTGATTCTAAAACAGTAGCAACTGTTGGAGAACATACTAAGAAATTTGCACCACCACGAAGTGTTAACTGGTGAATTTTGTTGCTTACTTTTTGCATTTTTGTGCCTAAAGTTTGAAACCAACCACCTTGAGTGTTGTAGAATCCAGAAGTTGAAGCTACGAAAGCTGTGCCTGCATCATTGATTACTGAGTTGTTGTTTGTGTCCCAATATTCAGTTGCAGCAGCTGCATCTTCGATCAACATGTCTAAGATTTCCAAATCAATTTCCATTGAAATGTATTCACTCATGATGTTTGTCAATTCAGCTTCAGCATCGATATTCTGATAAGCGTTCAAATCTTGTGCAAATTCAGGTGTCCATACTGCTTTCAACTTTTTAGTCTTAGCTGTTATGGCTTGAGATTGCATTTTGATGTTGATTTCAGGAATAGCAATTGTAGTTGCTGATTGAGCGTTTGGAACTGCAGGTAATCCTGTTGTGTCTTCAAAGTCACCACGTGTGTTGTCAGCTGTTGACTTGTTGTAGTAAACTACCATAGAACCTGAAGTAGCAACTTGAGCAGAAGAAGCAGATACATAGAATGTAATTGTTCCAGCTGTGTAGTTATAAGAAGTAAATGCTGGTAAGTTTGTAGCTACAGTAACTGAACCTGATAAAATTACAAATGCACGTACTCCATCTGGATCAAATGATGTTAAACTTGCTGTAGGTACTGTTAAAGCTTTAACTTCGCCTGCTGCTGCAGATGATGAAAGAGTTGAATCAAATCCTACACTTGCCCAAGATGCGGTAGCATTAGTGCTAGCAACAGAAGCTGAAAATTGGTTTGTTGTGTAAGCAAAACGGCCAGCACCATACAAACCACCTACTGGAGATGGAGTTGCGAATGGAAATTGACCTGTTGCACTACGTGTTCCATATAAAGAACCATTTGCAGCAAAAGGATTTACATTAGTTCCATATTGGAAGTCTAAGAAAAATACTAGACCAGATGGCAAGTTCATTGGTTGAACACTAACGAATTCTTTCGCTGCTATTGAACCAAATACTTTACGAACCATTGGTAAAGCTATGCCTGCCCAATTTTCTGATTGGCCTGGGGTAAAAGTACCACCTTGGCCTGTTGCACTAGATTCTACTACTAATTGTTTTGCTTGATTTTCTAATAAGATAGACATATTGTTTTTATATGTTTCATCTAATCCTTCAAGTAGGCCTGTTTTGACCCATTTGGACGCTAATTTTCCTGCGTCACTTTGAAGTGACTTCCAGGGATTTGCGGATTCGAGTAATGATTGAATTGCACTCATAATTGTTTTTTTGTTTGTTTTTTTAGTTGTTTTTTAATTTATTTTTTTAATCCAGCTAACTCACGCATACGTGCGAAAGCATCGTTTTCTATAATTGGTTTGCTTATTGCATTGCCTAAAGATTTAGACGCTGAACTTAATGATTCTTTAAGTGGAGCTTTAGTAATAGATACTTTTAGTCCTTCTGTTAAAGTCTCATAAACTAGTTGAGCTTCTTTTTTAGTTTTTGCTTTATCAAACGCTGTTAAAACTTTTATTTTTTGTGATTCGGTTAATGATTTACTTCTGAAGATTTTGTTTGTGTAAAGAAGTTTAGCATTTAACAAGTTGATTTCGTTTAATTCAGATTTAAGATGTTTGATAACACCATATGCTTCTTCAAGCTCTTCTTCTTTGGTGTCGTCTTCTTCTTCTTTAGCTTTTTTAACTTTTTTTCTTCTTGCTTCTTCAAGTCCATCACTTTCTTCTTTAACATTCATTTCTGCTAAAAGTTCTTCTAAGTCAAATTCTTCATCATCAGCTGTTTCGTCAGCTGGTTCATCAGTTGGTTCTTCATCAGTTGGTTCATCTTCAGCACCTTCTTCATCTTCCATACCTTCATGACCCGCTTCCAATTCCTTGTTAGCTACCATGTCTTTGATAACATCTTCGATGAATGATTTAAGATCATCTTCAGACATGTCTTCGATAGACAGTTCTTCGTTTTCTTCTTTTGCTTCGTAAAGATCTTCTTCTACAGAATCGTTTTCTTCTAATTCAGCTAAAAGTTCGTCTAAAGAAATTTCATCTAAATTTTCATTGTTTTCTTCTACATTTTCATACACTTCTTCATCCATGTAACCCTCTTCCATTTCTGAAATTTTTTGAGAAAGTTTTTCTTTTAAGAACGGAGTGAATGATTCTGTTAGTGCAGCTTTTGCATTTGCGATTGCTGTTTCTTTTACAGCTTTAGCATCTGCGATTGCTTCTCTAAGCAAGTCTCTGTTGTTTGCCATTTTTTCCTAAATTTATTTTTTTGTTGGAAATACACTTAATGTGAACGAATGTTCAAAGCGTAATAAATATTGTTTTTGCCATGCCTCATAAATTGGGCACATTTGTTATACGTATGTAGCTATTTGTTAAAAATGCAAAAAAGCGTTCCTTTTTTAAGGGAACGCTTTGGTTTAAATATGATATATAGAGGGGATTATATATTAATAAGCATTTGCTCTTTCTGTATCTATTATTAATTCTTTTGGGTATAAATTTACAGATTTTTTATCTTCTAATTCAACTCCAACTAGTCCAGTTCTAGCATCATAAAATAAGAATTTGCAACCTTTATTTAAATATTTTTCATTTTCTGGTTTGTCTGTGAATGGTCCTTCAATTATTTTTAAATATGTTCCTTTTAATTGATCTAATTTTCCTTTTTCTGTAAGTATATCAGCTAAAGTTATTTTTTCTTCATTTTCATTTATAATACCCGCTAACTTTTGCATTCTGCGAAATTCTTCGTTTAATTGTTTTTTCATTTTGTTTTTATTTATAAATATGTTAAAATATAGGACAAGTACCATTCGAACACAATATTTCTGTAATAATACTGTTTACTTTAGCATATGAATTGATTGGTGTTGACAGTCCTTCACGTAGTGGAGACATATATGAACCTGGATTTGAAGGAGTAGAAACAAAGTCCCAACACAATAAGTCAAAGTCATCTTGCACTTCTAACACTTCTCCTACTTGTTTTAAACTTCCCATTCCACGAGATGACACTCCTACTTTAATGCCTGCTCCTATAAGTGCTTTTAATATGTTTCCTGATGGTGTAGGTAAAAGTTCAATTGAACCCATTACGTTGTCTCCATCCCACCATAGTTTGCTAATGTTGTGAGATACATTTTTTAAGTTGATTACTTGAGAATCTGGATGGTCTAGTTCACCACATGCTCTTCTTTCTTTTACAAGAACATTGTATTTTTCTAATTCACGTTCCCACAATTCTTTTGAGTAGTATCTTCCGTTGCCGTTTTTAACTTCAACAGTTGCTAAAATGCCTTCAACTAATGGATTTCCACTTGTGCTTTTACCTTCAGTAAGAGTTATTGGTGACACACTAAATGGAAGAGTTTCTATTAGTAGTGATTTCATGTTTATTTTAATTCTTCTTTAATTAATTTAGCTATTACAGAACGAAGTTTAGATTCATTTAAATTTGAATTAATAGATTCTTTTTTTGGAAATATGGATTTATTTGGATTTTTTTGTTGGTCTTGATATTTCTTTTTTAAATCCTCTGGTTTTTTCTTAAAATGATTAGATAATTCTTTTTCTTCAGGTGTTCTTAAATCCATAGATTCTTCTTCTTTAGATTCATCTACATTTCCTGGATCATTTCCTGGTGGTGGCATGTATAAGCCTCCTTTTCTATTTCCATTTTGAAAATATACACCTCTTGGTGGTTTGTCATACATATTTTCTACAACTTTATATTTACCCTTTATTTCTTCAACATAATAAATTTCGTTTTTATTAAACTGAGATCTTTGCTTTGCTTCCGTTTCCGCTTCTTTTCTAGTATCAAATACATCATCTTCTTCTTCTACATCTTCTTCTTTAATTAATTTAGCAATTACAGAGCGAAGTTTAGATTCTGATTTATTTTCTTGCAACTTCATTTTCTTTTCAGCACCAGGCATTTTCATTTTTTTAACACCAGATGAACTTTGAGGAGTTACAGTCATTTCTTTAACTTTTTTAGGCATAGAATCTTTTGCTTCTTGATCACCCAATGAGTTTTTAACGTTTGCTTTTACTTTTACTTCTTTGTCAATGTCACCATATCCACTTGATTTATGTTTGCCTTTTGCTTCTTTAGGCTCGCCTAAACCAGGAGCTTCAGTTGTGTAACCAACTCCTTTAACGCCAAATTCACCATTTTTAGTGTAAAATAATGGGTCTTTACTTAAATTTTTAACTACGATGTCTTTTAATTCATCACCTGTTTTACCAGCGTTTTTAACGTCGCCTAATTCAGCTATGTATCCTTTTAATATTTCATTAAAGTTGATGTTGTCAGCGTTTTTTACGTTTTTATTATCGTAAGCGTTTTTATTAGCACCATCTACTTCTTTAGATGTTTCTTTTTCTTCTGCTTTAACTTCAGCTTCAAATATCTGTTTCCAGTTAGTAATGTTAAATCCTTTAGTAACAACGCCACCAATAGCTTCACTAATGATTTGTTTAGATTTTAATACGTTTACTGATGTGTTAAAATCAGAATATTGATTTAAATATTGTGGAAATAAAGATCTTGCTTGTTTTAAAAATTGAACTTTGTTTCCTGTACCATTTTTAATGGAATTATATTGTTCTTGTAATGTTGTCATGTTATTTAAATATTGTTATTAAGTTGTCTAATTGAATTATTGCTGATGGAATATCGTATTCTTTTTCTGTTTTAGTTTTTGCTAATTTTAATAAAGGTAATAAAGTATTTATTTTATCTTCAATGCTTTCAAAATCAGTAGGCGGTGTGTCTTCTTCTTTTAACTTTTTTTTCCATAAATCTTTATGTTCAATGCCTTTAGCTTTTTTATGAAGTTCTTCAGCATTTACTGGTTTAAATCCTAATTTATAGTAGTAATTATGAGCTGTACCTTTAGCTTTTTTATTTGGATTATAAGCAAACGGGGTAGCATAATTTGCACCTTCGCCTGGAGTAAAAGTAGCAGCACTAGCTCCTCCACCTGTAGCACTCATTTCTTTTAATCTTTTATAGACTAACTCTTTAAGTGAATTTTTATTTTCCATTTGCTTTTTTTAATTCTTCTAATAAATCACAATATTGCAACAAATTAACTATATGATCGTTGTTAATTTTATCATTTTTTTCTAATTCTGTTAAAACTGTTTTTATTGTTTCGTTTATTTTAATTTTAGTTACTTCATTTTTTGTTTTTTTATTTAAAAAAGTAAGTTCTTTTTTCATTTCATTAATTTTAATATTATAAAAGTTTTTTAATTTAGCAGGATTATCTACACTATTAATAAATTCTTTAAGAATATCTTTTTTATTAATGTCAAAATCTGAGTATTTATTGTTGAATTTATCAAGTAGTATTTTGTAAGTTAAAATACGAGTATCTTTGTCGTATTTGGAAAATTCTTCAATTAAAGTTTCAGGTTTATTTTCCTTTTTAGCTGTAAATGTTAAATGTTCTAATATAACTAATTTATTATTTATTATTTGTTCAGTATGAATTTGATTATTGTTATATGCTTCCATTAAAGTGTACAATGCCGCTTGTGTTTTATAATTGGGCAATTTAGTTTTAAAAAATTCTTCTAAATTATAATATTCTTTAATTTCTTTAATTAAATTATATTTTTGTCTTTTTAACGCAGATTTATTTAATTGCTTTGAACTTTCTAACACTGACGATATTATTATGTCAGCTTTACCTTCACTTAAATTAGTGCGCTTTAATAAACTTTCATACAATTTATATTCTCTACCTAATTCAGTTTTGTTAAAATATTTTTTTAATATGTTGGTAGCTTTGGAATCTTTACCAGACAAAGTATCTGAAGTTATTGTTCTTACTAAAAGTTCAAATAATATACCGGTATTTTTGTATTTAGAATGGCGAATGTCCATATTTTAGTTAGAATAATTTTATTATAAATATTAGCGAAGTTGATTCTCGTCAAGTAATGATTCTTTTGCTTTGTCAAATTGGAAAACTAATTTTTTTTCAATTTCATTTATAAATTGATTGTTTTTTAATTTTGTAATTTTACTTTCATTAATAGATCTTAAATCAGCTTGATCATCAATTTTCATGTCTTTTCTGCCTAACCTATCTCTACCAAAAACATTATCTTGTGTGTTAATGTTTGTTGCCTTTTCTACAGGGCGACCTAATTTAACACTTTCTCCATAACCTGTTGGGACATTTGACGGATCAGATGTTGTTCTTCCCTTACCATACAGTGACGCTAAGTCATGAGGTGTTCCATATGATTTACCTGTTTCTAAAGGATCATTTCCTTCTTCAACAACTTGGGCTAATCTAAATTGACGTTTGGCATCTTGTAATATAAGATCTCTATATTCATCAAATTGGTCTTCACTAAAATGAAATACGTTATGATAAATCCAGTCTGTAGGCAATAATTTAGCGTCCATTATTTCTTTAGCTAAAGATACTTTTTCTTTCATTAAAGCAATTCGTTCTTGATCATAAATGATAGAAGGAGTAGTTAGTAAAAGTTCAAAATTAGTTAACGTTTCACCTCTGTATCCTTGAACGTATAAGTGTATCAATGCTATTTTGTTTAATTCAGACAACATAATGCGTTGAAGTCTATCAATTGTGCGAGCAAAACGAATGTCTTCAGCAGCTAATGTTGCTTTACCAGATAAGTCTTTTTCATAACCCATAAATGCTTTTGGAACCTTAAGAGCAGCAAATAATTTTTCTCTTAAATAAATTACATCTTCCATTCCTGTGTAGTCTAAACCTTTGGTTGTTTCAATTTTTGTAGAAGTATCTGCTCCTCTAACAGGTATGTAAAAATCTTCCAACATGTTTTGCATGTTGTATTTTAAGTTATATTCTCCGGTTTGTTGGTCAATATATGGTGTTTTTTTCATTGTAGAAATAGTCTTTTTCATAAAGTTTTCTACTTCATTTGGAGGTATAGCACCCACATTTATGTAAAAAATACGCTTTTCTGGGGCTCTAGATATTCTATGTATTAACATAGCATCTTCCATTAGAGTATATTGTTTAAATAATTTACGAGCAGGCTCTATATATGAACGTCCATATGGTAAATAATTAACATCAGTTAACAGTCTAAAATGAGACACTTCGTAATTGTCAAAAAATAATCCTGATTCTTTAGCTTGGTTAAATGAAGAAACAGGAGTTCCACCATTAAAACCTCCTTGATTAAATTTAAATCTTACTGCTGATGGATTTTCCTTGTCGTATCCTTCTTGACGTTCAATATGGTACGCACTATATGGTAAAACATTGTACACACCAAACTTTTCAGAAATTTCTAATTTTAGAAAAAAATCTCCATATTTACACATTTGTCTAACCCAAGACCACATGTTAAATTCTATGTTTAATATGTCGTAAAATAAGTTGTACAGTATTTTTTGAACGTCTTCATCTGAACTTCTTATTTGAATTACTTCATTCATTTCATTTTTTAAAGTACACTCATCTGCTACAATGTCTAAAGCTGAGGCTATAATAGCATCTGTGTCCATAATGTCATAATCAGAGTACAGTTGTGATCTTAAATATTGATAGTTAACGTTTAATTGGGCTCCATAAAGTGAAGTTGAATTAGATGAATAAATTCTATTGTATCTGTCTATTAAAGAATTTGTTTCATATTTACCACTATTTTGAATAGAATTAACGTCTATTACTTTAAGTTGATTTCCTCCTTCATTACGGATGATAACATCTGTTGAAAATAATCTTTTTAATCTTGTAAATAAATTAATGTCTGCCATAATTGTTTTGTTTTTTTAGTCTATTAACCAACGTATATCTTCATTTTCTCCATTTGTTTTCATAATGTATGGATTATCTTTTCCCGAAGCGAAATATGCCCCTTGATAGCTAGATGGTTTTGATATGTTGTTTAATGTTGCTTTTGTTAGTTCAATTCCTTGTTGTTTATATTTTAAAGCTGTGTCTCTTACAAACATTGCTATGTTAAAAGACATTACTAAATCATCATTGTATCCTGCTTGTGCCTCTGCTCTGCCGTTTTTCCAAACAAATACTTTCATTTCTTCAATCAAACGTTTTGATCTAATGATAACACTATGATCACCTATGTATTCTCTACCTTTGTTTATTACTAAAGGACGAGATTTTAATGACATAGTAAAACCTGGAGTCATTTTAGATATATCTTCATATTTATTAAAATACGAATCATAAGTTAAAGTGTCACTTTTAGGTGAATAATAAAGATTTACATAATTTCTTTCTTGAATAGCATCTAATGTTGCCCATCCAATGTTGTTATTTTCTACTATTAACAATGCTTCGTTGTATTCTGTGGCAATACCTACTAACATGTAACCAAATTCTTTTGGTGATAAATGACCTTTAAATTCTGCAACTTGTGCATTTGTTTCTAAATCAAATATGTGAAATGCTGAGTAGTCTTTTGAGTCTCCACGAGCAACATCTGCTACTACTATGTAACTTCTTGAGTAGTCTACTGATTCCCATACCCATAAATTTTTGTCAACTCCTCTTTTTTCAGTAGGTTCTACTATATTAGTAGAAACCATATATTCAAGATGTTCAGTGTAATATACTATTTCTCCTGATGTAGTAAAGTCACAGTCACATTCTTGTGCCGCTAATCTTGGGTCTCCTAATTCTACATCTTGTGTGTCTCTCCATTTTTGATCTCGCTCTGGATGAACATACCATGGTAATTTAATTGGTAGAAAATTATTTTCTTGGGCTTCAGCTTTAACCCACGTTTTATGAAACCAATTGCCTGTGCCATAAGGAGTAGACAATACTATGGCACCTCCACCAGTAGCTAATGTTTGCTGTGCTGATGCCCATATTGGTTCAATTCCGTCAATAAATGCTGCTTCATCTATAATTAATAAAGACACAGCTTCTGAACGACCCGCGTCACTTGCTGCTGATGTGGCTTTCATTTGGGAACCATTACTTAATCGTAGAGTTAATTTGTTATTTTCATCTGCAGGAATTTTTAACCATGATGGTAAATTATCATACATAAATTTTGTTTTAGTAACCATATTTTTTGCTGTGTCTTGCTTAGTAGCAATGCAAAGAATATTTTTATCTTTATGAAATAACATTAACCATAATGAATAACCAGCAGCTAATGTAGATATGCCTAATTGTCTTGATTTTAAAATAAGTGAATATGGATTGTCTTTCCATAAATTTAACACTTTAGCTTGAAATGGATATAAATTAAATATAACTCGTCCTCGTGTTGGGTGCTGTATGTTACAGTATTTACGCATAAAATGGCTTGGATCTTTAGCACATTTAATGTATTCTTCTTTTATTATTTCTTTTAAATCTTGCTGCATTATTTTTTGCCTATTTTCCAGTATATTTTAAAACTTATTATAGGTTGTAAACTTCCATTTATAGCTAATCCTAAGCCATATGATGATTTTTGTTTTGTTCTTAACATTAATTCTGGACCAAAACTATTTATTCCTTGTTTACTTCCGGCTATGTTTAATCCATAGTATAATTCATTTTTATTTTCTACAACATTATTGGTAATGGTTAATGTTGGATATTTTATGTTATATTTTACATTTCTTGACTTAATTTTATTTTTCGATATTGAATCACTTACATATAGATGAATTGTGTCATTTACTAGTGAATCTTTATAAAAATATGTTGAATTATAATCATTTATAATGTAAACAGTGTCTATTATTTTTGTTGAATCATAAATATACTGTATTTTAGTTTTATATTTTGGAATGTATGTCGGAATGTTTTTAATAACATTTACATATGTAGTGTCTATATTTTGTATAGTATCATGAATTAATGGAGACGGTTTAATTTTTTCATTGCCACATTTTTGTAGTAAAATTATAATAACTAAAATTAAAATTAAAACAAAAAGGTAATTTTTTTTAAACCAAACCATATTAGATACTTTTAAGATTATTGGTAATTTCTGTTTTTGTGAAGTTATTTTTTGGATTATTTAAAAATGATTTTAATGCTGTTTTTTTTGCTGTATATTCTACACTATCTTTTTTCATCTTTTTCATCTTTCCTAAGATAGTACTTACTATTTTTTGATTAGCAATTTTTTCATCATCTTTTTTAGACTGTGCGGGGGTTGGTTTATAGATGTTTGCGTAAGCCTTTGTATCTTCTTCTTCTTCATCATTTTGAGTATCTTCTTCTTCATTTTCTTCTTCTTCATTTTCTTCTTCTTCATTTTCTTCTTCTTCATTTTCTTCTTCTTCTGGTGGCATTTCTGGTGTTAAATTAGAAGATTTTTTTAAAGCACCAGCTATAATTAAAGCATTTATATCATAATTAATAGATGCATATTTAGGTATTTCTGCTTTTAATTCATCTTGTGTCATACCTTCGTCTGAATTTTGAATTAAGTTAATTAATTTAGCTACGTTTGAGTTTTGATATATTTGTAAAGCTATTTCTGCTTTTTCTGAATTATCTATTGTAATTTTTACAGCGTTACGGGCCATTTCTTCAAGTTTAGATTCGGCTAATGTAGATTGAGGTTGATTAAGTTTTTTAAGTTCTATATCTTTTGCTCTAATATCATCATTTATGGCTTTTAAAATTGTAGTATGTGCTTTTATAGCATTAGCTTCTAGGCTTTCAGGTCCTTTTATTCTAACTTCCCCTAATTTCTTTTTTAAGGCTTGTATTTCTTTAGTTATAGCATTTTTTTTAGCATCTAAAGCAACTTTATCTTCATTAGCACCTTCAGTTAATTCATTTATAATTTCCTCACGGATATACTTGTATAATTCTTTACGTTTCATGTTAAATTTTTGTTATAAATATTACAAGTTTAGATAAAACTTAATCTGCTTCAGTCTATCTTCATTAGAACCGGATATAATTCCAAAGTTTTTAATTCTGTCTAAATTAGATGAACATAAATGTTTGATTGTTTGATCAATTTGATTTCGGTAGTCAGCATTTATTGTGCGCACACCATTGTCTTCAATGTTTATTCCAGCAGGACTGACGTAAAATATCCAATCGTATTCTTCAATAAAGCGTAAAGTATAATATTCAAATGCTAATTTATCCGTTTTATCAATGGAATTAGCGTTAAGCGTAAAAGCTATTACATCTATGATAGTACGGTCAGTTATAACGTTTTTTGCAATTAATTCGCTGCATCTTTCAGCCAAAAATATCGTTTGTCCTTTTAATGTACTATCAGTGTTTAAAGGAATTCCTAAATCACGTAAATATTTACTACGTTCTGTAGCAAATGTATACTCTTTAAATTCAGGTAACTGTTGTAAGGTTTTAACTAATGTTGTTTTACCTACAGACATAGAACCACAAAATCCTATACGCATAACTTTTATTTTAAATATACATTAAAAAATACTACAAGCCAAACTTTTATACTTCTTGTATGTAAAGCATAAAATCTTCTATAACTTTTTTTCGTTCAGGTGGTGAGTTAATAAGTGCCTCTTTAAGAATAATAGACATGTCTTTTTTTGACTCAACAATAAGTTGTTTAAGAGAATTTAAAGTTGACTCAGCTAATATTAAATCTTCTCCATAGTAATCTTCTACATCATTTAAATATAAAGTGATGTACTCGTTTAGTTTATTTTGTGATACATTCATGTATAAATTGTTTAATGCGTTTAAAAGCTTCAGTAATTTTACCTATTTGACTGTTTAACCACTGTAGTCGTTCTCCCATTCTTTTGCCTTCCATAGGTGTTTCAATGTTGGCAATGTATTCTTTAAATGGTTTCATGTATTCTCCACCTGTTAAAAATATAAATTGGTCGTTTTCTAAGTTAAGTTTGTGACTTTTCATTTGTTTGATTGTCTCATTGGCCCATGCTTTTTTATCATCTGCAGGCATTTCCTTAAGTGTCTTATCATATGGTTCTAATATTTTAGTCATTGGCACTAAATGGTGTTTGGCAGATAAAATAAACATTTTGTCTGGTTTGAGAGATTTGCCATATTCTAATGTTTTTCTAAACATAGGAGATGCTGAGTATAAATCTTGTGCTTGTGAAGGTTTGTCTAATTTAGACTTAGTACAACTTAAAAGTACAATTTTAGCCATTAATTTAATTTATTATAAATATTATAAAGAATAGATAGTTTTAATAATACTTGTTTTAAACAAATGATTTAAATGAGTTGTTAAACAATCACATATATTTTGATTGTAAGATGGATAAAGATTGGTTATTTTTTGTATAAAAACGTCATAAGTATGCCATTTATTCAATAGTACAGTGTCCATTTTTTTATTATCCTTTGAAAGATATTTGTAAATAAGATGATAATTTACATTACCTGATTTATTTTTAAGAAAATCAAATATTTTAACTAAAAATAAAATATATGGTTTAGACTTATTGTAATCAGAATTTGCAATAATTTCTCTAGCTATACTCCAATTGTTAATGTCTGCGCTAGACAGCATACTGTATAATGTTTGAAATATTTCTAAATCTATAACTGTGTCTTTATTAGCTGCTGAATTTATGTTGTCGTCAAATACTACGTCTAAATTATTTTTTTCTATTAAGTCAAACATATTATAGAAAAATCCTAAATGGTCGCATGCTTTACTGTTGCCATGTGATTTAGTAATTATTTCTCCTGTTACAGTTGGACAATTTAACAATTTAGAAAATAATTTTTGGTATTTTATAGCTTCATTAAGATCTTTTTCTAACATTATAAATGATTTTAAAACTTCATTTTTATCTTTTTTAGATAAATGATGAGGAGGAATTTTTGATATATCATTCCAACTATTAGATTTATTGATAAATGAAGAGAAATCTTTAACTATAATATTATATGGTATTACATAGTATTTTTTTTCTTTAGTTAAAGAATATTCTTCTCTAATAAAATCATTGTTTATAATTAATGTGTTTAGTTTTTCAGTTTTTCTAGCAGTTTGTATGTTTAATTTATTTTCTTCAATGTAATTTTTTAATTTATAAGAAGGAAATAAAGATAATGGAGTTAAATAAACTGTAGTGTTAGATTTTAATTTATTATCTTTAAATTTTTGATATAATTTTTCATATTTAAGATGTAAATCCTTTGGTATGATATCTACTACTAAACTGGAAGTTTGTGTAACAAGATATCCATTTTTTAACTCAATTATTCTACTGTATTTCATAATTTATTTAGTTAAGAATTTAAGAAGTGTTTTATTTAACATTAATGATTTAAATGATGATGTATTTCCATTGTATATTGATTTAACAACATTATACTTTAAATCAACAGCAAATAAATCTTCATTCATCAAAAATGCTAATCTTTCAATAAATGGTTTTTCAATTTTATTATTTTTACTATAGTATAAACTGTAGTTAACTAAACGAGTTGATAAAATTGAAGCTAAATCTGCTCTATATTTTTTTTCTTTACCAATGATGCCTTTTAACGTATTCAACACATAGTCTTCTTTTTCATGATGCAACGTATCTTCAGGTGACATCATTTTATCTAACTTATTGTTGATAAACATTGTAAACAAAGTTGTAAATTCAGGTCCAACACTACCTTCTCCAATCATTTGAATTAATGGTAAATTAGTGTCAAATGAATTAAGTGATGAAATTGAGTTAAAAAATGTTGTAATACTTCTTGAATTAATATTTGTAGTAACTAATTCAGGATGTTTTAGTAAGAAATTAATACATCTACCATCTACCTGATTGTTTTCAGCCCAAACACTCCAACATTTAATGTCAAACTTTAAATTAATTGATATAAATCTTGTTTTTTGAGCGTTGTCTATACTGTTAACTAAATATTCTCCATCGTCAGGATTGGCAGTTAACATAATGTGCCAATCTTTAGGCAGAGACCAACTAATGTATGTTTGTCTGTCAATTAACTCCATTACAGCTTGTATAAATCTAATGTCAGCGCGATTCCAATCATCTAATAACAATATGCCTCCTTTTGTTTTTCCAGCAATCCATTCTGGTGGACAATAACTCATTCGATTTTGTCCTGAAAATTTATATCCTAATTTAGTGTATTCTTCTACTGCATGTTCATCAATCCATATACACGCGTCTTTATCTTTACACACTTCAAATTGTCTAATTGGAAATCCTACTAAATCTCCTAACTCTTCAATTTGTGCTAAATTTAACTTAACTAAATTTAAGTCTAATTCTTTTGCTACTTGTAAAATCATTGATGTTTTACCAATGCCTGAGTCTCCAATTACCTCAACAGCAACAGGTAACTTCTTGTTTTCTTGTAAATATCGATTATTTGTAACAATGTGAGATAAAAATTCTTTTGCTTCATCAATGTTTAATGATACTGGTTGGTGTGCTTTTTTTGTCATAACTTTTATTTTTATATTGTTTATTTATTCATTAAATATATGTTGGAAGATTTTGTAAGCCTAACAAATTATTTTTGAATTTTAATTACATTATTCCATCCTAATTCTTTTACTATTTCTACTTTTTCTCCTTTAGAACACACAACCATCAATAATGGTTTAAATGTAGTAACTGACTTTTTAGGTATAAATCCATCTGTTAATATAATTAAACTGTTGTATTCTCTATTTTTGTTAAAATAAGTAACAAAAGGATTCATATTTGTGCCACCTCTACCTGTAACAAAATCAGGCACTTTACCATCATATTCATACACATTATTTACTTTAGCATCTCCTTCCGCTATAGTAATTGAAGTGCCTGTTTTCCACATATGAAATATTTCATTAAAAAACTCTACTAAATCCTTGTCTCCAACTGAACCAGAAGTGTCTATTCCTACTAATATTTTTTTCTTTTGTTTTATTTTTAAAGCAGGATTTTCTATAAAGCGTTTGTTTAATTTACGTCTTGTTTTTTTAGTGTATATTTTACTTGATGAACCAAAAAATCTTCTAAAATAACCTTTCCAATCATATGATGGTGGAGATATTTCAAATAATGAGTCTATGTAACTTTTTAATTCAGATGGCACATGACCCATGTCACGTTGACTTTCAATTATGCTTTTTATTTGGTGATCTATTTGTGCTTTGACTAATTTTTTATCTGCTTCAGATAAACTGTCAAACTCTTTCCATGTTGGATGTAAATTACCCGCTGTTGAACCTGATTTTTTATTTGGACCACCACCATGTTTACCTCCTGAACTTGGATTGCCGTCTAATAAAGCGTTTAATGATGGACTTGAACCATTTGCTTTAGCTTGTGACAGCAATTCATAGTATTTTTTAGTGCCTGCTTTTAAAGGTAAATTAAGTGTTGGAAATGTACTTGGCAGTAAAATGTCTGGAGATGGATAATATTCAGGTGTTAAGTACTGGTTTATTTCAACATCTGCAGCTATGTTGTGTAATTCATGATCTGGAAAGTTGTCTCTATCTGTTAAATGATGAAAACATATGTGAAGTAGTTCATGTTTAAGCAGTCCAATTTTTTTCTTATCATTGTCTAAACTAGTCCAAAATTCTTCATTAACAATCAATTGATAGTTAATTCCGTTTTTACATACTCCAGCAGTTGGAACATCATTTCCAACTACTTTGTTTAATGTTAATAAAAATACACCATAAAATGGTTCATTAAACATTAGTTGTTTTCCAATACGAGCTAGGTCGTTGTTTATATCTATCATAATTTTTACTTTACTTTAAATATAAAAAAGACTATTTTGAAAGCCTAATAAATTATTTTTTTATGTCTGCTAATATACGCATAAGCAAAAACTGCTCAGATATTGTGTCATCTTGGGGTAGGGTAGAAGTGGAAGATGGGTTAGAAGGTGGTCTTCCTTTTCCTCTTTCTGATGGTGTTTTTATTTTTTTAGGCGTTTCTAATCCTTTTTCTTTAAGAACTCCAGATTGAGTAAAATCTTTTATTTTATTTCTAACAATTGATGAATCTTTTTCTAATTTTTTACTTAAATTATTGGCAGTTATTCCTGTTTCTCCTGTTTCTTCAATAAATGAAATTAGATCTTTAAACCAATGACCATTATGAAATTCTTTTGCTTTTTCAATTAATTCAACATTATCACCAATAGTAACCATTGTAGAAATACGATCTTCACTTAATTCATTTTCTATTATTTCACGGATGTATTCTTTTAAATTCATATTATTTTTATTATAAATATTAAACAACTAAGTAAAATTAGTAACTTTCAAAAAAGTCGGGGTATTCTTCGTCTTCTATATTGTGGATTATTATGACAATAAATATATAGTTTTATTAAATTAATTTTAATGTTTTAATATAGCATCTGCCACATATAAACCTTGAAGTGCTGAAATGTATATACCTCTAGCTCAAGCAGCGTCACCTACAAAGTGAACATTTTTATATCCATTTAATGATAAGTCTTTATAGTTTACTAGTGGTTCAGGAGATAAATATTTCACTTCAGGGCAATAAAATATGTAGTTATTATCTATACCAAATGTTATGTTTAAATCATCTATAAATTCTATAATATAGTCTGAATATTTACCAAATCCTTCTTTAAACTTTTCTAGTGATATCTTATGTCCAGGTACTTTATTACCTTGATCTGTTAATGACGGTTCGCGGTTAGATGGTGAATAATATGTTGCTTCTCCGCTATTTTGGAAAAAATTAACTAAATCTTGACTAAATTTAAATGGGTCTTCAATACCACGTGCTTCTAATAATATACCAAAATTAGTTAAGCCATTTGCTTTATTTGGATCTTTATGAGCATGTCCATTAAAACTTTTCATTCCATATGTTTCTTCTTCTGCTACAAATGCGGCAAAATTATTTGTACAGAATGAACGAGCACTATCATCACCAAATTTCTTATATAATTTAAAGTCGTATGCTATTTTATTTAATTCTTTAAAATATTTTCCATCAGTTTCATATCTTACTCCAAATTGTGCTGGTTTAGGTATTGTAGTTAAATTATATTGGTTAATAAGTTTGGTAAGTAGATCCATACCTGATTTTCCTGTTGCTATAATTAAATTGTCATATTTTATGTATTTTAATTCTTTAGATGATGGGTTATTCCAACAATATTGTATTGTGTTTTTTTTAAAATCAATTTGTTCTACAAGAACATTATATATTTGATTTACACCACATATTTCAAAAAACTGAAATATATTTTTTACTTGTTGCTGACCATAATCTGTGCCTAAATGATAACATGGAGATTGTTTTAATTCAAAAGGTGAATTTTTTATAAATTGAGGTTCTTTAACAGGTTCCGTGTACATTATTTTAGAAGGCTCTGGGTGATATTCAACTATGTAATCATATAATTGTTTAGATAATTTTTCAGCGTATTCTTTATTAGTACAATAATTTGGGAAAAACATGCCTCCTTGATTAAAGGAAGGGATAACTTTAAAGTCACTCCATGTACCGGCACCTCCAGCTCCATTCATTACTTCTTCAGGTTTACGAGTATGAATATCATTTCCCTTATCAATTATAGTAATTAAATTTCCAGGATATCCATTTTTTAAAAGATGTAATACTTGATATTGAGTAGATACACCTGCTCCTACAATTACAATTTTTTTATTCATTAGTTTATGTTAAATTTTTCTTTATATTTTAATACTGCTGTTTCCTTCATTTTACATTCCATCATCACGTCAACATCTAAGCCATACAATTCAACTTTGTTGAACAAATAGTCACTATGTGCTTGCATTCTAACTTTTAAACCTTCATTTACACACTTAGACTCACTGTAATGTACTATAGGTTTTACATTGTTCCAAGTTAAGGCAGCTAATTTTAAAGCCTCTTCTTCTGTTTGACTGCCTG